GGTAGATCTAGTTGACGAATTGGCAGAAAATGTTGAAGAGTTGGAAACTGCTCTTAATGAGACAACTGCCAAAAACATCTCAATGCAGGAAGAACTGGAAGTATTGAAGCGCGAAGCAATTATCCGTGAATATTCATCTGATCTTGCTGAAACACAGGTTGAGAAGCTAAAAGACTTGGTAGAAGATATCGATTTTGATGACGCAGAAACTTTTGCACAAAAAGTTGCTACTGTTAAGGAATCATACTTCACTAAAAAGGTTACTGAATCAGCTGATATCGTAGAAGAAGATGACGCCGGCGAAGCCGTAGTTGAGGCTTCAGGTGCAATGGCTCAGTATTTAACCGCAATCCAAAAAACAAACAAATAGATTAGGGAGTCCAATCTAATGCAAGTATCATACGATAAGTTGATCGAAAAATGGGCACCGGTACTGAACGAAGAATCAGCTGGCGGCATTAAAGATCATCACAGAAGAGCAGTTACCGCTGCTATCCTAGAAAACCAAGAGCGTGCATTCGCGGAAGAAGCTGGCCAGGCCAACATGCTTTCAGAAGCTGCTCCAACTAATGCAACCGGTCAAGTAGCAAATTGGAACCCAGTTCTTATTGCTCTAGTCCGTCGTGCAATGCCTAATCTTATGGCATATGATATGTGTGGCGTTCAGCCGATGTCAGGCCCAACTGGCTTGATCTTCGCAATGAAGTCAAACTATCAGACAACACGTGCTGGTGCAACTGCAGGTGATGAAGCATTGTTCAATGAAGCAATCACTGGTTTCTCAGGCGATTCAGGTGCTACACAGACACAGGATACATCAGGTCTTTCTGGCTTGACAGACTCATCTGCAGCAGTTCCTGGATCAAGTGCAGATTCATCAATTAACGATACTCGTACAGGTCCAGACTTTGGTGGAGCAATGCCGTTGGCCGATGCTGAAGGTCTTGGTTCAACTGGTGCCGCCCCTGCATCTGATTTTGCAGAAATGGGTTTCACCATTGAGAAAGCTACTGTAACTGCCAAGTCACGTGCACTGAAAGCAGAATACAGCTTGGAACTTGCTCAGGATCTTAAAGCCATTCATGGTTTGGATGCTGAAACAGAACTGGCTAACATTCTGTCAACAGAAATCATGGCTGAAATCAACCGTGAAGTAATCCGTACAGTTAATGCACAAGCAAAAACTGGTGCTTCTACTACTAATACTGCTATCAATGGTATCTTTGACTTGTCAACAGATGCAGATGGCCGTTGGTCAGTTGAGAAGTTCAAGGGTCTGATCGTACAGATCGAGCGTGAAGCAAACATTATTGCTAAAGAAACACGCCGTGGTAAAGGTAACTTCATCATCTGTTCATCAGATGTTGCTTCTGTACTTTCTGCTTCAGGCATGCTTGATTACTCACCTGCAATGAGCACTTCATTGAGTGTCGACGATACAGGTAACACCTTTGCTGGTGTACTGAATGGCCGTACTCGTGTGTACATTGATCCATATGCATCAGCTGACTATGTGACTGTAGGTTATAAGGGAACTAACCCATATGACGCAGGTCTCTTCTACTGCCCATACGTACCACTCACAATGGTTCGTGCAGTTGGTGAGGAAACATTCCAGCCGAAAATTGGTTTCAAGACTCGCTACGGCATGGTCTCAAACCCATTTGTGGACACAACAAACATGTCTGGTCGCGATGGTTTGGCAACAAACAAGACCAACCAGTACTATCGTATCTTCCGCGTGGACAATATCCTCGCCTAATAACGATAATAATAAACTTGAATATAAACTGGCCGGGGTTTGTCCCCGGCCTTTTTTAATAAATAAAATGTATAAATAGAAGTATGGCTACTTTAACAGAAAATTTTAATTATCTACAACCAACTAGCTTTAAGTTAGTCATTGATAGACGAAATTATCCTAATTTAGAATTTTTCTGTCAAACAATAACACATCCCGGGATGATTTTAAATCCTGTTGAACTTGGTATACCCAGATTGGCCGGTATACCAATGCCGGGAGAATCATTAACTTTTAATGAGTTATCAACTAACATTATTTTAGACGAAAATATGGAAGGTTACTCGGAAATGTACAACTGGATTTTAAGGTTGGTAAATAGCAATCTTGGTACCGGTGGCAGAGGTAGTATCAGCACAGATACAAATACACCTACATATGCAGATATAACATTAAGTATACTTTCATCACATAACAATCAAACAAAACAAATTAGATATCTAGATTGTGTTCCTACATCGTTGGGTGACATAGTCTTTGAATCAACTGCAGATGGTCAAACATTTATAACCTTTGCAGCATCCTTTAGATTTAATTATTTTAAGTTGGTATAAATGGCAGAAACAAAAGCAAGATCATTAGCAAGTATTATTGATAATACTGGTGATATTAAATCGACTAGTTTAGATAATGCATCGACAGGTTTAACTGTATATGCAACACTTGATGATTTACCTACAACTGGATTAACCTCTGGTCAGCAGGCTTTTGTTACTAGTGCAAATCGTATCTATGTCTCTAATGGTTCGGGTTGGTATAACGTAGCACTATTCAATGCTACGCCTAGGTGGCTTATAGAACCAAATGCATCATATGATATAGCAGATTCAGCAACCTCTCTTGTAATTACAGCAAAAGCAGCTGATTCAGATAACGCTGATGCCAATCTTCTTCACCAAAGTATTGTGGCTGATTCAGCACAATATTTAGTGGACATTTCGCGCGATTCGTCAGTATATACATTTGCACCTAAATCACAAGATAGTATTGGTACGGCTATATTGGCCGGTAATCTTCCGGTTGGAGCTGATTCAAGTTTGGCTAATGATTTCATCTATACATTTAAATGGTCAGATGGAATTAACTTTATTTCAAAAGCTGTAACAATAAACTATAGTCTCAATCCTTTTAATACATTAGATCCATTTAGCGATGGAAGTTTATTAGCATTATATGCACTTGATGGAGATGGTACAGATGAAACTGGTAATTATGATGCTACAGGATTCAGAGAAGGTAGTTCCTCAGGATACCAGACTTCTATTAAACAAGTAGGTACTGGATCCTTACAAAGTACTAACACAGTGCTAGATTTACCAGATGTTCGTACATCTTTTCCTATTACAGTTAGTGCATGGATAAGACCTGACGACTGGACTGACACTGGTGCTAATTGCATATTCAATATGACGGTCAGCGGCGCGCGGTTGACATTAACGCTAACTCGTTGGAGCAACTATTTTGCACAAATGAAACCAATGGTGGCCTTCGGCGGATCAAGTCATATACATTATCATAACTTTTCCGGAATAACGTTTACTAACCAACAATGGTATCATATTACAGCTACGGTTACTAGCCAAAATAATGCAGCAGTGTATGTTAATGGTGTGCCAAATAGCTCTGTTCAAAACCATGGTGGTACTGCCGGTGGAACAGCCGGCTGGGCATTAGGTGGTAATATGGATGGCAATGAACGATTTAAAGGATACGTAGATCATGCTAGAGTATTTAATAAAGTTTTATCTGCTAGTGAGGCTTTAAGCCTGTATGAAAATGGAGGATAAGGAATAAATAATGCCAAGTAAAATTAGAGACATAGCAGATATTTTGGGTATAACAGAAGCTGCAAATCCAACAAAAGCAGTTCTTACTTCAGCAGCGGATGGAAGTGGTTTATCGGTATATGCGACACTGGATGATCTACCAACATCTGGTTTAACATCTGGTGATCAAGCATTTATTACTGAAACTAGTAGATTATATATTTCCAATGGATCTGGATGGTACAATGTAGCTCTTATCAATGCCACTCCTACATTAAGTATCAGTCCAAGTGGTTCTGTGACATTAGCAACTGATGGATCAACACCAACTGTAATTACATTGACTGGTACTGATTCTGATAATGCTGATGCAAATTTGGTATATTCAGCTGAATCAGATGGATCATTTGCAAACATTGCTGCGATTAGTCAAGATTCAAGTGTGTTCACTATTACTCCTTTAGCCGAAGGTGTTGCAACTCCAGGATCATCTACTCTCACATTTAAGGTTTCTGATGGTATATCATTTGGTTCTGGTACGACTACCTTTAGTTTGGCATTTACTCTTGATTGGTCATCTTATTCTACTCTTACAATTGCGGCAACAGCTGCCCAAGGTACAAGAATGGCTCAGAATAAAACTGTACCTACCGATCAAACAGGTACAGTTTTTATGGTTACTAGTAATGAAGGAGTATCAGTTGTTAGTAGGTCTGGATCCACTTTAAGTTTTGATACTACTTCTGGTAGTAATTCTTCTTTTCCTAGTATGATATATTGGGGAAGCTCTAGACCTGGTAATGGTCGTCGTCCAGGTGCGTTTACTAGTACAGGTGATAAACTAGTAATAGGTAATCCTTCTGATACTACACCAGGATCCAATAGAGGTTCAATAGCAATTTTTACAAAATCTGGATCAACTTGGACACAAACACAAACTATTAACTCGCCACAAGGGGGTAACCGCTCAAACTTTGGATCGTGTGTTGATATGACTCCGGACGGAACGTACATTATTGTAACTAGTCCGTCTCACGATTATGGTGTAAATAACATATGGCTAAATGATCCTCGCGCATACGGTGCCTTAGTATATAAATGGAATGGATCTTCTTATGTCTTAGATGGTGAAATGAGTAGTTCTTTATCTAATAATCAAGGCATGCAATCGGATATGGGTAATACAGGTATTAAAATAAGTAGTGATGGAAGCTATGCTTTGATATCTAGTCAGTCATTCAGACCTTCGGCTTATGCGTATGATTTGAGGACAGGTAGAGCATTTATTTTTAAAAGAACCGGTTCGACCTGGGCATTAGATGCAACTATAACCCCAAATCCAGGCGAGCAATATGGTTATTTTGGTAGCAGTCTTTCTTCTAACAGTGATATGACAACAATTGCTATTGGTGAATTTGGAGTTACTAGTCAAGACAGAAGAGGCCAATTGAGTATTTTTACAAGACCTAACGCGACGAGTAATACTTGGACTAGAGAAGCTGTAATTACTCAACCGGTGCCTGCAGCAAATTCTTATTTCTCCGAAGAACTTGAGCTCGATGGTTCTGGAGACATTTTAACTGTTACAGGAAGGCCTCAGCATTTAAGTAGTTACGATAGTAGAATATACGTCTATCAAAGAAGTGGTAGCAGCTGGTCTCTTTCAAGTACTATTATTCCATCTGCAGACGGGTTTGACGGTACTGGTATTTCTCGTGATGGCAAATTCATCGCCGGCGGTGTTGCAGATAGCACATTACTTAATGTGTATAGTGTATAGCGCATAAGGAAATAAATAATGACAAGTAGAAATAGAGATATAGCAAATTTTTTAGGTAAAACTGAAACTGCTAATACTGGTAATGAATCACTTTTATCTACTGCTGATGGAGGTGGTCTTACCGTTTATGCGACACTTAATGATCTACCTACAACTGGATTAACCTCTGGTGATCAAGCATATATCACAAGCACAAATCGTATCTATGTTTCTAATGGTTCTGGTTGGTATAATGTAGCACTGATCAATGCAACTCCATCTTTATCAATTGATCCTACTGGATCTGTGACATTAGCAACTGATGGATCAACACCTACAGTCATTACATTGACTGGAACTGATAGTGATAATGCTGATGCAAATTTGATATATTCAGTTGAATCAGATGGGTCTTTTGCAAATATTGCAACTTTAAGCCAGGATTCGTCAGTGTTCACTATTACACCATTAGCAGAGGGTTCCGCAACTCCAGGATCATCTACACTTACATTCAAGGTAAGTGATGGGATTAGTTTTGGATCTGGGACAACGGAATTTAGTTTGACATTTGCTCCTGATTGGACTGCAACTCCTACTGAAAGTAAAATTTTAGCGTCGGACGCGCAAGCAAGTGATAATTATGGTGAGAAGATTGCAATAAGCGGTGATGGAGCATATGTTATTGTTGGTGCGTATTTTGAAGACACTCCCGCCAGCAGTGCTGGTGCCGCTTATATATTGGCTAGATCAGGGTCAACATGGACTCAACAAGCTAAAATTCAATCCTCTGATATTGCTCAAGATGATGGTTTTGGTTATAGTGTAGATATAAATTCTGATGGTACTTACGCTGTCGTCGGTGCCTATTTAGAAGATACTACTGCTGACCGGGCCGGTACTGTTTACATTTTTACAAGATCCGGATCTACATGGACTCAACAAGCTAAAATTCAAGCAACAGATGCTTCTTCACTTTCTTTCTTTGGTTCGTCAGTATCAATGAATCCTGATGGTACTTATATTATTGTCGGTGCGGAACAAACAAATTCCGGTACCGGTGCCTCTTATATCTTTACTAGATCAGGATCAACATGGACTCAACAAGCTAAACTAACAGCCTCTGATGGTGCCTCAGGTGATTACTTCAGCAGA